AATTCTGGGCTAATTTCTTGAGCCTCGTAATCACCTTTTGCCCTAGTCGTACCTTCAGGAGCAGATTTAAACATATCAGGATTCTCTGAAAAAAATCTTCTAATTGCCGGCGTTAAGTCTTTTATTACTGAACTAACATCTTCTTTTTCAGTGTCTGTCAATGTGTTTTTTCTCTTCTTTTTTGCCATATCCTGTAAAAACAACCTAACATCGTCATAATTAGAAGCCGTCATACCATTCATAGCTTTACTATGCTCAATATCAAATTCATCGCTCATCCAATCCAATCCAGCTTCATCAAGAGAATCACTAACTGCTTCGTCCCTATCATAAATAGAAGACTCTAGTTCAGTTGGAAATATATGTTGATTCTTCTCACTAAATAATCTTAAAAGTGAATTGGGTTTTATTTTACTCCAATCTGGGAGAGCCTGTTCGGCTTCTCCTACTCCGCCGCCTTCTTGATAACCGGGTACTACATTTTCCATCATATTCTCAAGTTGCGCTTGTCCAATCAATGCATCAATATTGCCGTGTGCTCCAATATTTTGACTTACTCCGTTGCCTGCTTGATAGCCTTGGGGAGCATTATCAGAAATCGCATTTAATTTTCGCAGTAATGGTTCACCTAACATAGCCGCCGACTCCTGTTTAATTACAAATTCTCCGGGTGTAAGCATTGCAGGTACTGTATCTGTTGTTCCAACCATTATTCTCTTATCTCCACATGTACTAAATCATCAAAATTGTTATCTTTAATCTCGCCATCAGAGTCCCAATCTCCTCCCCAGCGAATATTTACATTAAGCTGTTTACCAATACCACGAATCATACCACCCATGTAATGAAACCGCTCTCTATCTTCCCAATCTATAGGATATGGCGCTAGGTCTACCGCCTTACCCTCCATATGCCTTGAATATTTAACCTTCGTTGCCCCTTTTTCAAGGAGTTCAGCCTGTCGTTCTTCACTCCTAACCCCTTCAATAATAGTAACATCCATTATTTTAATGAGTTCATTGAGAACATTCACCAGTTTGGCATTAACGCCTTTTAGACGCTCTCTTGACCTTTTTCCAAACTTATACATTGTGTCTATTATACATAATATCGGAATATAAACACAATAGAAACATTGACATAATTTAAGTTTTTGCGCCAGTTACCCAATTATAGGCTTTTCTAAACCTATATGAATCCATTTTCTCCTGTTTCTTTGCAATATCATCGGCACTCATTTTATCTGTTTTTGGAGCTTTTGCAAAATAGTCAGCATAATATAAACCGTCCAATAAGTCATCGTTCCTCGGCTTAGGGTGTTCAAAGAACTCATCAACAATTTCTGTCATATGTCTATAAATAAAGAGTTTTTTAGAGTTGACAATCTGACCTAACGCTGTTTCAAGCCTATCCTCTTTCTTCATTCTGGCTGGTGGCTTAACCCCCTTAAACAATCCCGGCATAAGTCTTCTTTCCTTAACAGACATACGGGTTACCATATCCCTGACCATCTCCTGAGCGGCTACTGTTTCAATAGTTACTCTCCTTACGGGGCTATACTTCTTTGCCAGTTCAATAATTTTTGCCGGGACATCAAATGTGGGTATACGCTCTCTGAAGTAATCAAGTACATAACGGTTTTTATGTGAATCAATGCCCATAACTAATATAACTTGAAAATCTGATGTCTCACTTGCTGTTGCCGCTAAATCAACACCAATGTAAACATTAATGGGGATAGCGTCTTCTCCGTCAATAATAAACGGCATATTACTTCTTTTCTCAAATCTACCATTATAATATTGAATTCTGTCTATCTTAAATGCCGCATTTGTAATATCACGGGCATCATTCATATACTCCTGAGCAAATTTATTAACAAGCCCCGCTTCAATAAACTCACGCTTTTTCGCATTTAACTTTTTTTGTGAAAACTGCGAAGACCATAGCGGCTTTCCATCTTCAATAGCACGGTAAAAGTTCACATCCCAAGGATATTTCCTTTTATCTTCCTTGGCTTTCTTCCAGCCGTCATAAACCATCTGTAGAAAAGAATCATAGTGGACAATAGTTCCTGACAGCCATATCCAGCCTTCATTACCGGGTGTCTCTTCAAGCGCCGGATATACCGTAGATACAATCCATTTTTTAATTTCAGACCTTCTTTCCGGTGTCTTTGTATTTAATTCTGATTCAAAATCATCTAAAACAATCCCTGTATACCGTACATCTACTTCAGCCCTTCCCCTTAAACGCTGTGATGTACCCTTTGAAATAACCCTGTCTCCTTTTGGAGTAACAATGTCTTTTTCTGTCCATCTTTTCCCCATAGTACCGCCATCCATATTACCGAAATAATACTTTATCATCTTGTTATTCTCGAAATGAGAGCGAATATACTTTAAATGGTCAATAGCCTGACCCTGTTCTTCTGACACCCAAGCTATAAAATGCTGACTATCTTCACCCGCAAAACAGAGTTTATGTATAATAGCCGCTTTAGCAAGAACAGATTTACCATGACCACGTGGTATAATATTGCATATTCTTGCTCCGGGTTCGGCATCAATCATTTTTTCAGCCATTTCATAGTGAAAAGGCGCAGATTCTGATTTATTTAAAAAGTCTTTCGGTAAAAACGCCCTGCCGAAGTATATAAGGTTATTAAAAGAATTTAAAAGAACATCATCACGCTCTTTCATCTCGCTAGGTGATGGAGTTATATTGAAATTGTCTTTGCTCACGCTACCGCAATTTCTTGGTTATATAAGTCAAATTCGCCGATATCCACTATTTTATCTTGTAAGTCGAACACACTGTCGCATATGTCACACATCCAGCCTTCTAGGGTATCTAAACTGTTAACTACGGGCATTTTGTTCATTATATCATTACCCATTAACTGGCAATCACACGCCGGGCAGAATATTGCACCGCAAATTAATTCATGTAATTCATGTTTTGTAGCAAACCTAATCGGAATTAATATGTTATTCTTCTTTACCATGTTCTGGTAGTACCCCAGCTTTAAAAGCATTGAGTTTTTCCTGACTGAAACCAGTGAACTCTTGTATAAGGGCTAATGACTCGGTGTGCTTCTCGTTATTCAACATACCAGAAATCTTCATTAATGTCTCTAAAGCTCTCAGTTTATCTGAATCTCTAGCACCACCTTTATCAACAATGTCTTTAGTTTGTTCTAATAGATACGATTTTGTAATACCAGTGTCGCTTAACAGGACTTCAATTTCTTTGTCTATCAATTTCCTAACCCTCTCGCTTTTTAATAAAATTTTAATACGTTCTTTGGCATACATTTCACTCGAACAATCAGGATATGCCTTCATATAGGCATCAAGAGGCTCTAAACCGGATGCTATATATTTAGCAAATATACGTTTTTTTATAGATAATCTTGTATTTGATTGTTTCTGTTTATAGTGAACCTTACCAAAACGCCATATATCCGAAACAGGGTCACCTCCTAAAAACGCAGTACGCTCACAATTCGCCATCCCCAATACTGTCCTAATATAGTCTACGCTTTTTTTATTATGGGACATTGAGCCACGTTTTATGACCTTTGTGACTTTTCCGTCGTCAGACTTTATCCATTGCCCCGTTTTTGCAGTGCGCCAACTGTCATGTATGTTACTTTTAGGTCTATTTTTACGAAACTCTTCTTCATTTTCGTATAATACGTATTCTTTACCTTTTACCGTTCTTGTGTACATTAGAGAGCCGCTCCCAACACTATGCTTTCACACTCGCCTGTCCTTCTCCCTCCGGACTCCCTACTCTTGATGGGTCGTCATACAACAAGTCCCCATCAGGTAAAATTTCAAATTCTTTCAGACATTTGGCTCGTGCTACAATTTCCATAAGTTTTCCGCATACATGAGACGTGGGGTTAATAATTTCCAGTAAACTGATGTTTTGAGATAGCCTTTTTATCTCATTACAGTTTTCAAAGATACTAACGTCACTATAAGTATCAACGTCGCCCCGCTTAATACGGGTACTATTGTATGCTCTACTTAATTCCATGCTGTAATTTATAACAACAAGTCAGCAATATAGAAGAAGAATATATATATGTTGATTACACAAAGTAAAATCGCCGAGCGCTACTATAGTATTAGCTAATCTATATCATATAGTAGTATAGTAGTTTTCAAGTATGAGAATAGTAGTATAGTAGTATAGTAGTATAGTAGAGATGTTATATAACATAGCTATATAACATAGCTATATATAACATAGTTATATAAAATAGTACCCGGAGATATGCTATGTCAATAGAAAAATTAAAAAAAAATTAAAAAAAATTATATCACTATCTTTGTCTCTCTTATTATATGTATGGGTACTCCCCCTATCCGGTTTGGGGTTGAAATAATGTAATTGAGTTTTTTGATTCGAGATGCAGGTAGGTTGAAAATATCCATGTGAGCAGGTAAGATACATGTACAGCAGGTAAGGTAGGCATGGGTACAGCCAACCAAATACAGACATGAAATAAACTTTAAAAAAGGTGGGAACTTTTTCCCCTGTTCACTCGTATGCGTAGCATAATACAAACAATTACATTCTCTCGCTCGTGAACTATTCGGGAAAACCTTAACAGGGGGCGTGAAATCCAGAAGGTGAGAGATAAAATTTAATGGGTGAGTGTAAAAGTGTCTGACCATTCGAAGACACTCTCACAGGTGCAGTATTGCAGAACCCGGTGAAATAGACGTATCAGCTAACCATATGCTGACTGACTGACGGAAAGGGGTGAGAACTAAATTTGAGTAATTCAATCTTAAATACTAAATAAGGAAATAATAACAATGAGAAAAATCATCAGTTATTTAAAGAAATTCATGGATAATCCTATCTCTGAATTTGTAGACGTACCCAAAGCCTTACCGAAATGTTACGTTTGTGATGAGAGTCACAGACCTTACACAAGGTTTGACGGTGTTGGTGTTTGTGGAGATTGCTATAATGCACTGGAAACGTGTATTTATTGTGATAATCCAAACATAAACATAAAAAACGGTATATGTTCTAACTGTTTAGAAAGTTCGGCAAATGTGCGAAGTTATAGCCATAAGCCGGAGCCCTTATTTCATAGGGTTGCAAGGCATGAAAGACCATACTTAACCCATGAATCTTTCAGCAAGGGAAAACCCATATTACACTATGGAATTGAACTTGAAATGGATTTAAAGAGAGGTCAGCAAGATTCTCCCGAGATTCATGCGGAGTCTAATAAATTTGCTAGTTTTGTGAATTTAATAGGCAAAGGGATGACAGGACGTGAAAACTTGCTGTACTGCAAGTCGGATTGTACTTGTTTAGTCGAAGTCGTATCTCATCCTTTCTCATGGAATTACTGGAATAAATTCGGACGTGAAATGTTCCAAACATTATTCAGTAAGTTAAGAGAGAATAAGTTACATGGATATAATGCGCCAAACTCGGGTATGCATATCCACGTTTCTAGAGATGCACTGAAACCTTACGACATTCTAAAGATTATGTCTTTCGTGAATAATCCGGAGAATTTCCAATTTATTCTAGACATCTCCCAAAGGAATAGGGAGAGATTAGAAGAATGGGCGAATCCATATCTTTCTGACGATGCATGGCAGAATTTGCCTCGCATTTGTCAGTCTGTTTCAATGGCAATGGATTACACCGAAAGGTCATCCGCTGTTAACTTACACAATCGTCCGACTATCGAATTTCGGATTTTCAGAGGCACATTAAACACAATGTGCTTTTCAAAAAATCTTGAATTTGTAAAGTCATTGATTCAATGGGTTAAAGTCACGAGTTTGGACACCGTGAAAGGTAAAGATGGTTTAAAGTCATACCTTAGTTTTGTAGCTAAAAACTATAATGACTATGAGAACCTTTGTTTCTTTCTTTCTCGGAGAAAT